TTCCATGCATCAGCTTCATTAGGAGATCTGTAAAACCAAGATACTCCGGATTTATCAGCAGATCCTGTGCTAATATCATCGGCAAACTTACCTACACCCTCTGACCAGCTTTCCGCTAATGGATAGCAAAATACTGAATGAGTTGCAGGAGTTTCATATGCTTCAGCTACTTTTAAATCTATACTTGCTGTAAACGGAGTAGTACCTACTTTGTTGTTAAGTACGTTCTGTATTTCTGAGGTTTTAAATCTAACTAAAGATCTAGAAGTTTGACCTACTTCATTAACAGGATATCCTGCTAGTTCTAACATTTCATCAAAACCAGCATTACCGGTAACAACTTGTGTGTTAACAAAAGCATCTGCACTTGGAAAAATTTTATATACTGCCATCTTATAATGTTGTTATTCGTCCTTTAATATCTAACGTTGGGTACTTGATTTCAAATATACAAGGATCGTAAGAAGGGTAAATAACACTACTTCTTGTTGCTCCTGGTATATCGTAACCGTACTGTGAATAAGCACCGTCACTTGTTGTCTTGTTAACTACTTCTACTTTCTGAACTGTCTGTACACCTTTTACTTTATCTAATAAAACAAATAATTCAGCTAAGTTTATAGTCTGATTTATATTTCTTTTCGAAATATCAAAATAATCTTGTAAGACTAAATTACAGTCTAAAAGTACATTTCTTCCAGTATAATTAGGTCTAACTATAATTTCATAATTTACTCCTATATTTACTACAAATGCATCTTTTATATTTACACTATCAGATAAAACCATCCATTCACTTAGGTAAGTTTTTAAGTTCTGTTTAAGAGTAGATGATGCTGTGGTTAGGTTTTTATTATTATCATAAGCTAAAACGTAAACCGATAAAGCTAATGGGTTATTATCTACTATACCGTCAGTTAAGTTAGTATTTGTTCTTTTATCTTGAGTAACAAATACTTTACCTATACTACCAAACTTACTAGGTAGCGATAATGATCTAATAGTATAATCTTGTAATGTTACTGCTCTACCTTGTTCGTTAAATGATCTTAAAGAATTTTCTCTTAACTCGGTAACAGTATCTCCTTCTCTACCTCCTTTAGCAGGGGATAGGTTATTAAAAGTAACGTTATCGGCTGATGCATTACTTCTAAGATTGATAGAAGCTCCTGATTTAGTAGAAATAGTATTAGCAGGTACGTTAGCGCTTACTCCTCCTCCTGTTATATACCTTACTAATAAATCTTCATTAGGAGCTATACCGTATGCTCTACTAAAAGTAAAGTTAGAAGGATCCCAAGCATTGTCTATTCTTTTAATACCTTGGTTAGTACCGCTACCTACATTAGTAGGATCAGGTAAAAGGGTAGAATCATCACTATCGTATGTTCCAGCCCCAAATTGTATTTTTAAGTCGTTATTTGATTGAAGTCTTGTTGTAAATCTTTTAGGAGCTTTTCTTAAATTTAATACATAAGGTACTTGTCCTTTGTCTGCTCCACCATTAGTAGTATCTACAAATACTGTATCTTGTCCTAAAAACGGTACTTCATAATACGTATCTCCGCTGCTTCCAGTAATATCTAATATTCCTACTATATTTGTATCAGAAATAGTGAGAGTTTTAAATTTTTCCGATGAATCTATTTCGTATGTACTCGACTTTACAGTACCAGAAAATGCTTTTACTTTCTTCTTTAAAGTATACTCAGCAGGATTACCGCTTGATATAGAATTAATGATTACCTCAGTAGGATCGTATGAACTGCTAAATTGAAAATCTACAGGAGCTGTGGTAATAAAATCGGTGTTAGATTTATCAGTAGAAGTTATTACTGAATTAGGATTAACCACTACAGCATGTGCCCAGTTTGGGTTATAGCTATCTGAAGCGTTTGCAGGAACTATACATGATACTGTTAGTTCAACTTCTGATACTCCGGTTATTTTAGGTTTATAACCCATCATATATGCTAAGTTAAATAAATTCTTTTTATCTTGAGCATAATTTAAAAATGTTTCTTGTAACTGGGTATCTTGATAGAACGATAATACGTCTCCTACATAAGCGGCCATCTCTATGAACATCATACCTGGTGATGTATCAGAGAAGTCGTTATAAGTATCAGGGAAATAGCTTTTAGCCATTTCTATCAACGATGTTCTAAAGTCGTTAAAGTCCCTATTAGAATATTTTATTTCTCTTTCTTTTTTAGCCATTATTCAAAATTTATTAATATACCGTCTTCTATATTACTATCTGCTATAGCGTATCTCATGGTAAACTCTACAGTATTAGATTCTGGAATACCTTTTAAGTCTATTTGAGTTGGTTTAACTTTAGGAAAAAATATCTGTAAATCGTTAAGTATTTTACCTCTTAGTTCTTCTATGTTATCTTCGTTAATAGGCTCGAATAATAACTGCCTTAGACCAGCTCCAAAATCTACATTAAAAAATCTTTCTCCTGGGTTGGTTAAAAAATAGTTTATAAGATTAGCTTTAATTGCATCTTTTGTAGTAAAAGTAGAATTAAATACTGCATTACCTGAAAAGGGAATATCTATTCCTACAGCTTTTCTAGGCTGCAAATCTATTGGATCTATTTTTTTAAACTCAGTTGGCATTTTTATCTATTACTATCCTTTTCTAATGATTTATCATAAATAGCTTTAGCGCTTTTTACAAAATCTAATTTACTAATATCTATACCTGGTTGAGGTCCTGAATGATCAGTTAATCCCATATCGGTTGCAATATTAGAAGCAAAGCTAGGCTTTCTTACCATTGATGAATCTGCATTCACAACGTTTTTATAGTCATCGTTTGTCATATTAGTAGCAGTCTGTTGAAGCATTTCTTCTAACGGAACTGTACCTGTATTCATTTTACCAGTTGACCAAGTTCTTGCAAGGTCTTTCTGTTTTACTTGTCTGTAGTTAGTACCTGCTGTTTCTTTTGTAACAGGTGCAGGTTTACTAGCATACCTAACTGCTTCGTTAAGCATATCTTGTAACTCTTCCTTAACTGCAGCTCTTACTTCTTCTCTAATGATTTTACGTAATACATCTAGTTTCATAATTATAAATAGTTAGTTTATGGAAGTTGGTTGTCAATTCTGAACTTTAATTCATCTTTTAACACTTGAGGGTTACTAGAATAAGAGGGCTGTCCTCTTAAAACTACTATTCCTCTGAAGTCTTTTGCTATAGCTTGACGTCTAGGAACATCTATAGTATTATCTAATACGTCAATTATATCTATTTCGTATACTCTGCCATTTCTTCCAGTATAGGCTTCGAGTAGTGACGAATCATCCTTCTTTAATTTATTGTTTAATATTTTATCTCTTTCTTCTTTCGATAAATTTGGATCTAATGCACATCTTTCTAATAGATCTTTTAATCGTTGAAGTCTACCGCTCAATGGAGTAAATCCTCCTTGTACTCCGCTTACTAAACTTTCAACTCCTTTTTTTTCATCTTCTAAAGTAAATACAATTTTTTTTGCATCTTCAAGTCTACTTGCTTGAGTTAATATTCTACCAAGTCTTTCGGAGAATAATAAACCACCTTGAGGACCTGGTGGGGTACCTAAAGCAGTAAGTTTAGCGTCTAAAACGTGAGTTAGTATGTCTATTACTATTTTAGCTACTTTTATAGGTTTATCTAGTTTTCTAGGTAGCTGTGCTACTTTATCTACTCTTCTTTGAAAAGTCTGCTCTAATGATTCTACTCTATCAACAGTTCTTGCAATAGATTCTAATACAGCAGGAGGAGGACATTGATCTAAAAACTTTTTTATCTCTTCTTCTATTTTCTGGTTAGCATAGTTTGTAGCATATATCTGTGCCTCGGCTAATAGCGATGATGCTAAAGCTGAAATCTTTCCTCCTTCTATTTTTATTAACGTATGCGGCATTACTGTATAAAGACCTTTTTAGATTTTAGATTTGAATTTTTATCACCGGGGTTAATGATTTTCTGTAAGTTATTAATTCCTGATTTTAAAACTTTTACTCCTAAATTAACTACAGGTGCTTGAGTTTTTGGTACACCTTTACCTGCAGCAACTGTATTACAAAAATTTATTAACAGGCTATTTAGTGTATTAAGATAGCTTTCTAAGGCATCTCCTTTGATAGCCGGTTCATCTTCTAACCTTCTTGCTCTTTCTCCTAAGTATATTTTTTCTGCGTCTAATCCTATATAATCTTCTCCATCTATACTTACATCTTTAGAGGATACTCCAAAAGATTCTTTACTAGATAGTAAGATATCTTCATCTTTTGCGTTTAAAAAGATTCTACCAGAATCAACTATTATCTGTCTTCCTTTATATTCATTACCTAAAACAGGGTCTTTAGTATTACTATCAAATTTATCTCTAATTTGATCTAAAGGAACAGTATGGTTAGAGGTTAAGTAAATAGAAGAATCATCTTTATTAATATCTTCCTGTACGAATTCGTATTCTCCTGTTGAAAATTCACCATTTCTTAATATAGTAAAAGGTTTGCCGTTATTACTATCGTCAGTGTATTGATTATCAGGGTGACTATATCCTGAGAATCTTAATGAGTTACCTAATCTTCCCTGTATAATATGATCTCCAGGGTAAGGCTGTAAATTGTTGATTTGTACTTCAGGTATATTTTCTCCTAAGTCTAGCTCACCATTATATTGTGGTGAAGTTGAGTTGTGATTAATGTTATCATATAATGAAATAACAGACAAATAATATGTTCTCTGATTACCGT